GCGATACTAACTGTGTGCCCTCTGGTTGACACTGGGGGGCACTTATGTTATGATGCGTTAGAGTAGTCGTTTGGCAGTTATTTGCGGGCGGTTGTTTATAGCGCCGCGCGGCGTTGCGTTATAAAAATGCCTCACTACCCTAACCTACAGAGGTGACAAATCGACCGATAAATATCACAATCTTAAAATTTTTCCGGAGGTAAAAAAATGGGTGTCAAATGGATTCACAAAGGAAATGTATCAAGACCTGATAAGAGGACTGTGAGAAAAGGCGGAAAGAAAAAATGAGAAGTCGCCCCTATTGGAACTTTTGGAAAGTAGTATTTGCTGGTTGGCTAATCAGATATCCAAAGACAATGGGAAGAATAATATTAATCCCCCTAGGATTTTTGATTGTTCTGATATATAATGCAGTGGTGAATTAAGTTCATCACAAAAAATTCCGGAAATATTTTTTACATGGAAAAGGTTTATCACATATACGCAAAGGACAAGTGTATTGTTCATTCAATAAAAGAAGAAGATTTCGAAAAGACTTGGAGTACTGTAAACAACTTAGTGGGTCTGATGAAAACCGATTACTCTGTGGACGATTTAAACTATGTTGAATTGCATGTAAATAAGGAAAGTATTTTAAATTCTTCTCATTGACACCGAAGGTAAGGAAATGTGTAAGCATTGACAAGAGCATATATAGACTGTTAAAATTGAACTGAAGGTTTATTTTTTCTTATGGCAAAAGGATTTACTGTTAAAGCAAATGCACCTAAACCCAAAACTGAAGAATGGGATTATGATGCAATTAAAGAAAGAATGCGAGGGAAGAGTATTGTATTCTGTCTTCCAGGTCGTGGGTGTTCTTTTATTTTTCTGAAGGCATTTGTACAACTGTGCTTTGATATGGTACAGAATGGTATGAGTATTCAGATTTCTCAAGATTATTCTTCAATGGTAAACTTTGCACGTTGTAAGTGTCTTGGTGCAAATGTACTTCGTGGTCCAAAACAAATTCCTTGGGATGGAAAACTTGAGTATGATTATCAACTTTGGATTGACTCGGATATTGTCTTTGACACTAACAAGTTCTGGCAACTCTGTGATCTAGCTCTTCCTGCCGAAGGAGAAGAGAATGGAATTGTTTCAGGGTGGTATGCAACTGAAGATGGTCACACAACTTCTGTCGCACACTGGTTGGAAGAAGATGACTTCCGTAAGAATGGTGGAGTGATGAATCATGAAACTGTTGAGTCCATTTCAAAGCGTAGAAAGCCTTTCACAGTGGATTACACTGGATTTGGTTGGGTACTGATTAAGAACGGCGTTTTTGAGAATCTTGAGTATCCTTGGTTTGCTCCGAAGATGCAAGTCTTTGAATCTGGTGCAGTGCAGGATATGTGTGGTGAGGATGTTTCATTCTGTCTTGATGCGAAAGAAGCTGGATTTGATATTTGGTGCGATCCTCGTATTCGTGTTGGGCATGAAAAAACTCGTATTATCTGATGAAGTACAACGTTCTTTATAACGGGCGTAAAATTTATATGAATCTCACTGCAGAAGAATGTGGTGAGATTTTACAAGACTTCTCCGAACGCTTTTTCTCGGAGGAAGATATTGATCCTAGTTTAATTGAATTGGAGGAAATTTTAAATGGCTAAAGGTGGATCTAATAAAACAGTATTTGAACCAGGAGCACCTAAGAAAACTCGGCAAGGTCGCTCGGCAAGAACTCTTCTTAGTGCGACCTCTCGTAATGGTCGTAAGAAAAGGTATCGCGGACAAGGTAAAGGATAATAGCATAGATAAGACAGGGAATACTCTCTGTCTTTTTTATTATCTTATGGCATATCTTAATCACAACTTACCTACATTCACTTGCTATATTCGCAATGAATTTCTCTACAATCATAAAAAAGGTCATGGAGAGGTTACTTTATGCGACGTACACTCCGTAGCGTCCTTAGAGAAGCATATACCCCTCTTTGAGGTGTTTTTAGAGAATGGTGTCAACTGGACAAGAAGACCGATTCATTCTCTATGCTGGAAACCAGATGCACCAGTTCCTAAATTAGAAGAATGTATGTGGTGGGATTGCTTTTCTCCTTATGTTGATGTTCAAGTGCGTTCAAGATTAGCTAATTTACGTGCTGAACTGATTAATTATCGTGGAGAAAAGAATGAAGGTACATATATGTTTACTCTTGACTGGTCATGGGAGTCAAAATCCACTCTGAACACAAACTTTAGTGAGACACCAGAGCATAAATCTGCTCATTTTTTCAAGATGGACAATGGAAATTTCTATGCTTATCCAAATAATAAAATATTATGGTATGATGATGCATGGACTCGTAACAGAATTACCAAAAATCCAGGTTATGAAATCGATTTGACCGAATATTCCGTCGAAAATAAACGTAAAATCGAAACATCTGACGATTTTATGTACGAAGTCACAGAAATTCGGGATAGCAACCCCGTAAAAAGTTCTGATTTAACAAATCAGGAGCAAAAAAATGGAAGGAAAGATGTTGAGGGAGATCGCTAATGACGATTTAACTCCAAAAAAACATGATTTTAAAGTCCAAAACGAAATTCATGAAAAAATTCGTAATGATGATGATTATGATGACTGGGAATATGGAACAGAACCTCTCTATGAATCAAAAAATCGTTAATAAATAAGATAGAATTATAATAATCTATGCCTCTAGAGCGGGTAAGTTCGGGTTTTAAAGATATAAGTATGTCTTTTCAGTACAATCCACTGAATAGAGATCTTATTGCAATTAAAAATGAGACCGCTATAAGCCGCTCTATTCGTAATATTGTGTTTACTTTGCCTGGAGAGAAGTTTTTTAATGAAAATTTTGGATCTTCGGTGTCAAGAGTGTTATTTGAAAACGTAGATGAAATTTCTGCATCTAGTATTGAAAGTCAAATAAGAACATCGATCAATAATTATGAACCAAGAGTTTCTTTATTAAGTGTGACTGCATATCCAGACTACGATAACAACTCTTTTGATGTTACTATAACTTATAATATTATTGGAGTAGATGCTTCTACTCAACAGTTAGAATTTGTATTACAACCTACAAGGTAAATGCCACTAGTAAATTTTACAAATCTGGATTTTGACCAGATTAGAGAATCTATTAAAGATTATTTGAGGTCTAATTCGAACTTCACGGATTATGACTTTGAGGGGTCTAACCTCTCTACAATAATTGATGTTCTGGCATACAATACGTATATTACCTCATATAATGCCAACATGGTGTCAAATGAGGTTTTTATTGATAGTGCAACGTTAAGAGAGAATGTAGTTGCTTTAGCAAGAAATATTGGATACAATCCACAGTCAAGAAAGGCTGCTAGAGCAACAGTTTCTTTCTTTGTAGATACTTCTAATATTACACCAACACCATCCACAATAACTCTTAGAGATGGCGTAGTTGCAACTTCATTTGGCAATTTTGGAAATCAATCATATTCCTTCTGCATCTTAAAAGGAAATGATATTTTAAAAGGAAATGATCAAGTAACAAATAACAATCCATCGGGTCTTACTGTTCCTGTTGTAGATAATTTAGCGACCTTTACTGATGTTGAAATTATTGAAGGGACAGTTTTATCAAATACATTTACTTATACATCAAGAAACCCAAATCAAAGATTTATTTTGCCAAACTCCGGAATAGATACGGATACAATTTCTGTAATTGTGACTGAAGGTGGAAGAAAGACAAAATATATTAAACAAGACAGTTTATTTGAGATTGATTCGACATCAAGAGTATTTTTCCTACAAGAAATTGAAGATGAAAGATATGAAATTATTTTTGGGGATGGTATTTTTGGCAAAAAGTTAGAGGAAGGATATCAGATAGATGTTTCTTACATAGTTTCAAATGGCGATAGTGCAAATGGCATTTCTCAATTTTCTTTCTCTGGAAGACTTACATACGAAAGAAATGGAGTTACTTATCCAGTAACCTCAGGAATTTCTTTGGTGACAACCGGACTATCTTCTTCTGGTGGAGAAGCAATAGAATCAGTAAGTTCAATTAAAAAGTATGCTCCAAGAATATATGCAACTCAAAATAGAGCTTTAACATCAACAGATTATGAAACTCTAATTCCCACTAAAATATATCCAGAAACGGAATCAATCTCAGTATTTGGTGGAGAGGATTTAGTTCCTCCACAGTACGGAAAAGTTTTCATAAGTATTAAACCAAGAACAGGTGATTTTTTACCAAACTTAATTAAAGATAATATCAAACTTAAACTTAAAAAATATGCTGTTGCTGGAATTGTTCCAGAAATTTTAGACCTAAAATATCTTTACATTGAAACAAACTCTAAAGTTTATTACAATACAAATTTAGCGCCAAGTTCATCGTATGTATCAAGTGTAATACAATCAAATGTTAATGATTACTCAGAATCTAGTGAGTTAAATAAGTATGGAGCAAGATTTAAGTACAGCAAATTTTTGAAAATAATTGATGATAGTCATGAATCTGTGACTTCTAATATTACAACTATTGGTATTAGAAGAGACTTAAGACTTACTTTAAATTCATTTGCCGAGTATCAGATTGGATTTGGCAACCAATTTCACATTAATAGTATGAGTGGGTACAACATCAAATCAAGTGGATTTAGAGTTTCTGGAATTACCCAAGAGGTTTATCTTTCTGATATTCCGGATAGTAATGGAACAAGTGGTTCTATTTTCTTATTCACTGTTCCATCGGTGACTTCAACATCCCCAACCATTGTAAGTAGAAATGTTGGAACTATTGACTATAAAAATGGCATTATAACATTGAATCCAATTAACATTACTTCAGGTAAAGTTAAAAATGGACAAACAATAATTGAAATTTCTGCAACACCTCAATCAAATGATGTAATTGGTTTGCAGGATCTTTATTTACAACTAGATACTAGTAATAGTTCTTTTGAAATGGTGTCTGATGAAATTTCATCAGGTCTTGATCCTTCAGCATCTAACTATATTGTATCATCAAGCTACAGCAACGGGAACCTAGTAAGATCATAATCAAATGACAGAAAAAAGAATTCAATTTAGCAACATTGTACGCAACCAACTTCCTGCGTATGTAACAGAACAATATCCTCTAGTTGCTGAGTTTATATCTCAATATTATATTTCTCAGGAATTTCAAGGTGCTCCTGCCGATCTGATACAAAATATTGACAAATACACAAAATTAGATAATATTACTAATCTAAAAAATAGTGCTATATTGAGCGGTAA